TGTGCATCCAAGACTGCTTGTGCTTGTGCCTGTTGTAGTCCGCCCAATCGACCCAACTGGTTAATATCTGCTGTTTGGAAATCTGTTATGTCTCCTGCTAAATTTCTTTGTTGACCAAACGCTCTGTTAGCTAAATTTTGTGATGTGTTAAACCCTTGTTGTCTAAGTGTTGCAAGTAAAGCAGCTCTATCTAAATTAGATTGTGCTCCTTGTTCAGCTCTCATAACACCTTCTCTACCGCCCCCTAAATTACCAGATTGAGCAGCTAATAATCCAATACCTGTCATATCTTTTGCTGCTTGTTTATCAAAGTCTGCTAGTGTTGCATCAATAACATCTTGCTGATACGGAGACATAAAAGATTGATAGCCTGTTGGCCCCGAGTATGCTCCAGCTTGTGTAAGAAAAGGTTGGTATGCACCAACACCAGATGCTGCTAATGATGCAGCTTGTGTTTGCATTGCGTCTTGTGCTGCTACTTGTGGTGCAAGTTTAGCTGTATCTAATGGTATTGCAGTAAGACCTGCTAATTGTTTTCCATAATCAACACCTAAATCTGTTACGTATTGTTGTGGTAAATTTTGTACTTGTTCTATTGCCATTATACTACCTCACTCAATCTTTCTGAAACTTGAAACATTTCTGAAGCTCTTTTTTTACCTTTGGGTTCCATTATTTTCATTAAGTCTTCCATTCTTTTTGCTCCTAAATTAATATCTCCATTACCCATACCACGTACGGCATCGGCTGTCATTACAAATTCGTTAACACTCAATCTTGCTGGAACATCATCAGCTTTTTCTTTAGCTCCAATGTCAACAAAACCACCAGTTTCTCTATAATCTTTTTCCATACCCCCAAGATTCATAATACCACCACCTTCTTCAAATCCTATTCTACCACCGTTAGCTGCTGATTGTGCATATGTAATAGCCATTTCTTCTGGTGTAAATTTTCTAGCTGATACAGCTGGTAAGAAATTTAATCCTGCTGCTAGTCCTTGCTGTTGAGTTGCTAAGTTTGCACCTTTTTTAAGATCTGCTAAATTTAATGCTGTAGTGTCATCTGGTAAGCCAGGTTGTTCTGGTTGATTTTTAGTAAACACGCCTGCTGTAACACCGCCAAGTATCGGCACAATATTTTTTGCTAATCCAGATCCAATTTGTTGAGCAATTGATTGACCTTGTTTATATATAGGTTTACCATCTTTTCCTAAAACTACGTTTCCAGAACTATCTGTCATAACTTCAGCTTCAGGTCTTTCAAAAATAAAATCTCTTACTTTTCCAGGAGCGTCCTTTACTGATTGTGGAATGTTCTCAAAAAGGTCTCCAATGTATCCTTTACTGCTTTTACTTCCAGGAATAACATCAAAATAATTTGCACCAACTAATGCAGCTGCCGCTGCTAATTCAGGATTATCTTTTATTTCATTTGGAATTATATCATCAACAAATTTGTCTTTTAATTTTTGAAAGTAAGATCCAATACCATATTGTTTTCTACCATCTATACCCATGATACCACCATACGCTGCCATTTCTCTGTCAGATGATAATGATTGATTACTAGTCATTTGTCCTTCGGCTATAGCTTGTTCTATAAATTGTTGTAAAGACATAGGCTCTAGTCCTTGTTCTAACATATCAAATCTGTATTTAGCATACTCTTCTTCTAAAGAAGCTATCATCATTTGTTGCATTTCTTGTGGAGATTTAGGACCTTCGTTTCCTCTATACTTAATAGATGGTGCGTCTGTTTTTAATTCTTCTGAAATTTGTATGTCTGTTATTGCCATAATTGCCTTATTTTAAAGAGTTTATCATACTACTGTGTTTTACCTATTAAATCAAGAGGCGGCATAATTACTCTAACATCTCTTCTAACGTCCTCTTCAGGTATATTAGCAGCTTTTAAAGCTTCCTCGTCCTTATATATTTCACCTGTTTTTTTATTGCTTATTGTTGTTATTATTTTATCTGGTTTTATTTCTATCATTATGTAGTTACCTCTTTTTTAATATTTAGATAGCTTACGCCAAATGTAAAGGCGTCTGCGCTACCTGCTTTAATTGTAAGGGTTTTACCACCCTCAACTATTAACGGTTGTGTTAATAATTCTTTACTTTCGTTAGCTGTTAATGCTGCGGGTTGTATAACAACACTACCATCATTTGTTACTGTCGGCGTAGGAGTTCCTGCAGATTTAACTAAAATTGATTTAATAAGATAAGTTTCATTAACTGGTGGATTACCAGTTCCAAACGGATTTTTTTCAGTGTTATCAGTATTAGCATTTAAGCTTGCAAATTTATATATATTTATTACTGCCATTAATCTAAAAAGAAACTTCTAGCTTCTATCTCCTGTTTTAATTCTTCTTGAAATGTAGTGTTTAATTTTTCTAACACTGCATCTAAATCTCTAACTAAAGATTGTGCTACGTCTTCTTCATATTCTGCGCTTGCTCTAGTTAATGTTTGTACTATTTTTGCCATTATTTTCCTAATATTTTTTGTAAAAATGTAAATCTAACTTGATCTGCATCATTAAAAACTCCTGTATTAAATTTATTTAATAACAATAAATACTCTTCATTAAGAGCATCCATGTTTTCTAAAGACCCTAAACCATCTCCACCACGGTCTTTATTATCATCTTCATTTTTTGTAGTTTTAGTTTTAGTTTTATCAAAAGAAAACGTGGGAGTTTTGCTTGATAAACTACCTATAAAAGAATCAACTACATTTTTATCGGTTAACCCAATTGTTTCTAACAAACCCCCTATTTGTTTTGATTTTTCTAATGCAAATTTTGCTGCGTTAATACCTTTTGCAACTGAAGCTGCTTTAGATCCAAATAAACCAAAAGGACCTGCTGCTAGTAAAGCTAAATCAAATAAGCCAAATTTTTTTTGTTGAGGTGCAAAAGACATATCTAATAAATTTAAATTTTTTGTAACTCTTGGATCAAACGCACTAATACCTTTTTTATTCAATGCATCTAGTGCTAGTTGTCTTTGACGTTTAGCTTGATAAGTAGTTGGTATTGTTATTGGCTTATCAAATTTATCAACACCTAGTGTAATTGTTGGTGTTGGCACATTTCTATATTGATTCATTATAGCTCTTTCTCTAGAGCTCATGTTTGCATCTCTATTTGCTTCTACATTAGCTTTTTCTGTTCCTAAATCTCCAGTATCAACTGCATTTGTGCCTCCACCTTTATTGTTACCAGGCCCATCTGCACTAGGAGAACTAAAATCATCTTGAGATGCATCCCTACCACCACCTTGAAATCTAACTCTTTGACCAAGCGCATACATCTGTCTTGCTTGTTGTAGATTTGTAATAGCCATTATCTTCTTCCTCCAGAATGTATATCTAATCTAAAAGTTCCTAACTTCCAACTACTATCAACAGCTGTGTTAGATATTGTCAAAGCAATCGCCCTAGCTCTAGCCCTAGTATCTACTTTTGTTGTGCTAGTTGTTACAGTAAAAGGACCCAATGATGAGCTTGAAGAACTATCATTAGGATAATTTCTAAGATCTAATTGAATAATAGCGCTTCCAGATTGAGAAATAAAATCAGGTATAATTCTACTTACTCTCATAATATTTTCACCATCACCTCTAAGATCACCTAAATTAGTTGCAGCTCCTCTTACAACTTTTTGTGTAATATCATAATCTCCAGATGTTATGTTTGCTGGAATAGCTGTTGTTACAGAATTTCTAATTTGATTAATGCCTGTTTCATGTTCATAATAATAAGTGATGCCATCGGTGTTTCCAGTTACATCAAAAGATACATCATCACTAGCATCGTATTGAGTAGCGTGTGGTAAACCAAAAACAGCTGAATCTTGCCAACTTGTTCGTGTAAACAATGTGCTTGCATTAGTAAACCATATTGGTCTTTTAGCTGTTGAATCTAAATAACTGTAAGTAACTGATCTTGTATTAACATTAGAATTTGATGTTGGATAAAACCAAACAACTTCTCCAAACAGGTTATTAATTCCTGCGTATATAAATTGATTAGAAGTTAAATTTAAATTGTCATAAACATAATCCTCAACTAAACAATCCATAGATTCTAGTTTACCAGTGTATCTAAAGAAACCATTTTCTGACATCCAATAAGCAGCGCCATCAACTTCAACAGCTGCATTCATTCCTATCAATCCACAGTTAGTACCAACTTGTTCAAAAGCAAATGTAAAAGGAGTTCCAACAAAACGCATCGTAAATAAAGATGTATCAGACCATATATAAATTGCATTTCTACCAAGTTCTGCTCCCATGATCCGTGATCCGGCGGCCAGTCTTTGTGTACCTGCACTATTGGTTGCTGTTGGTGTATAATCATTTATATTTTCTTGAGAAGAAAAACGTATAAACATTTCATCTTGAGAAGTTTTATCTCCAATAGTTGTTTCTGTTCCAAAAAAAACTAAGTGACGATCGGGTGTAGATACCAACATATCCCGTGATGCAGTAGGTGCACCACTTATTATAGTTGCTCTAGTAGCTGTGGCATTAGCAGCATTAGAATCCCATTCAAAACATTCTCCATTAAATATTAAAGCAATTAAAGTATCACCTAAATTATCTAAAGCCCATAATCCTGGCTCTGCAACAAAGTCAGTCGTGCTTGCAGCTTGGCCCCATGCAGAATAACTACTTGTGTTTGTAACTGCTGCACCAGTGGAATGAGCTGCTCTAGTTGTTCCTCGAACTGCTCTTACAATTCCTGTTAAATCGTTTCCTGAAACTCCCGTGTAAGAAATTTCTTCTGTGCCCACTTGAATATAGTTTGTTCCTGTGCTTGGAAAACCTGTTGTGCTAGTTAATGTAATACTTGTTCCTGACCCACCGGTTCCAAAAGCATCATTTAATAATCCCCCGTTTAATGTAGTTGTTTGAGGAGCTGATACTGTTCCACCCCATTGAGATATACCCCATCCATAAACTCCAACTTGTTCAGCTGGTCCAACATGATAGTATTGAAAAAAAGTTATGCCTCCCGAAAGAGTTGCACCACTTCCAGTTTCATTAGATGGCATTGTAATGGTAATAGTTGTTGTTGATGGTACAGATGTTACCATAAATTTTTTATTACAAAAATCAGATGCACCAAAATTAGAATTAGTTATAGCACTAAAAGTTGGCGTATCTCCAAATAAAATTATATCTCCAGCTTGAAAAGTATGGGTTGTGCTAAAAGTAATTGTTACTTCTGGTTGATTATTAGTGGTGCTAAAACAATTTGTTAAAGCTGTTCCTGTTGGATTAACTAAAGGATGTATATCATAATATACTCCTCCTGAATAAGCATATAATATTCTGTTAGTTCCTATAATAGCGTATTTAATACCTTCTTTATTGACCATGTGATGCAAACCTCTAGCTGCACCTGTCAATTTACTTGCTCCTAATTGAGACCAACCACCAATTTTTTCCGGAGTGCCATATCTAAAACGAACATTTTCTCCTTCAGTCCATTGAGACTCAGCACCGGTAGATGTAACTTGTTTATTGAATCCGGGTAAAAAACCTAACTTTTGTAACATATGACTCCATTATAATACTACTTTACAAATGAAGGTAGACCTAACATAGGTCTTCCATCAAACTTGTTTTTTTCAGCAAATGGGCCATTTACATGATTATAATGCAAAAATACTTGGCCGCAGATGTTTCCTTCAAATGGCTCTCGCCAATGTTCAAGATCACATCCACTATATACTAGCATATCTCCCCTTTCAAGTAAGACTTTCGTTCCTTTTGGAGCGTTCGGTTTTACAATGTTTTGTCGTTCATTGATCACATTATTAGCTCCCGTGCCATCAATAAATATAGGCCATGGGTCTCCTCCTAAATTTAAAGTGGTAGATATCTCACAAGAGGGTCTATCTTTATGTCTTTTTAATATATCACCTTTTTTATATATCCTAGCGTATGAGTAGGTAGGCACTAATTCTAACCCTGTTTCTTTAGCCATAACAGGTAACATTTTAACTAGTAAAGTTTCCATTACTTGATCCGCGTAATGTGAATATGTGTCCGGCACTTGTGTATCACCGTATGTTCCACACATGCCGTTGTCATGTAATAGGTTATTTTCGTACATAAATGTAACGGCATCTTTTTTTAAAAGAAAGTAATTAAATATAAAATTAGCTAGTTCGTAGCTAACAGCACCTTTTATTACGTGATATTTATTGAAAGCCATGTTGTATAAAATTAAAAGATATTGAAATTCTTAAGTCGTTAGATTTATTTGGTTCAACCTCATGCCACAACCATGACGGAAACATTACTACTCTTCCTACAACAGGTTCTAAATAAACACTGTCCCACAAATCTTGTGGTAGTTTTTCTTTTTTTAAACTAGGTATGTTTAATTGTTTACCTGGTCTAGGTTCATGTATTTTTAATCTACCTGAATTAGGTTCGCTTTTAACATAATAAACACCACTAAATAAACTGTTAGGGTGACAGTGTAATTTATTGTAAGCACCTGGAGGATTAATATTAGCCCACATATTACCTAAGACAGGTTTTCTATCTATAAATTCTTCTTTATAAATATCAACTTGCATATCGTATAATTCTTTACACAATGGTTGATATTCTTGTTTCGTTTGCATATCAGAAGTAGAGTGCCATCCATCTACATTAGTTTTTTTAACGCCTTTATCTTTTTGAGACCATTGATAAATTATCTGCGATAAATGCGTTGTATTTAAATTTATATCTTTTGCATATATAAATGTTGGAAAAAATTTTTCTTTAATCATCTAAATGGTGTACCTCCAAACCAAACAACTAGTGATTGTCTTAATCCTCTTTTTACAGGATTAACTCTATGATTTAAAAATGATGCAAAACAAATTGCATGACCTTGGTCCAATTTTTTATATTTTCCTGGGTAAAGTAATTCTAAATCTCCTCCTTCAAATTCTGATGGATCATTTAATAAAAGAGTCATAGAAATTTTTCTTACTGGTGGTTCGTGCGCCATCATAGTATCTGCATCCATATGCCAATCGTAAAACCCTCCTACAGGATATTCTGTAAATTGAGCTTGTTCTGTAATTCTAACGTTATCAAAACCAAAATGATTTAAATTAGCAGCTTGTATAAAAGTATCTAATTTATCATACATAGGCCCTGCTGAATTAAATGGTATCCAAGATATAGTTGTTACTCTTTTATTAGTATCAACTCCTCCACCTGGTTTATTCATTCCTACTTGAGCGTTTTGTGGTGGCTGGCTTCGCCCTATGTTTATTATTTCTCTACATTGCTCTGGTGTAAACAAAGGCGTGTTTGTTTGTATAATCCAGCTTTTCCATTTAGGTTCTCTTATTTGTTTATTAAAATACATTATACTCCTCGATTTTTTAAACTATCGTATACCACATCACAATTACAAGCTAGTGTTCTTCTATATCCTGGACCGTTAAAAGGATATACACAGTGTCTCATATCATATGGAAATACATAAAAATCTCTTTCTTTAATTTGAGGTTGAAAATCTACTTTTGCAAATTGTCCAGAAGAAGAACCTAATAATTGTAGTTTTCCATTTTGTGGTGTGTCTGCTGCAGAATACTCTACACCAAATCCATGTGGTGGTAATTTTAAAATCATGACAGATGATAAGCCAGTTTCTATATTACCTTTATGAATGTGAACTGGATTGTATTCATGTTCTCTCATTTCATTAACCCATATAGAATCTACACTATATTTATATTCTTTTATTTTATTTTCTTTTAAATAATGTTTTATACAAAAAACAAAAAATTCTAATATGTCTTTAGTTAAAGAATTATTCTTAACCATTCTGTTGTTATCTGGGCCTGCATAGTAAAGACTGTGTTCATTATTTATTTTACCTATTAATTGTTTGTTAGCTTTGGGTAAGTTATCTACTTTTCTTTCATACACTTCATTAATAGCGTTATGAATATTTAAAGGAACCTCATATTTTACTATTGATTGTCCTAAAGATATGTATTCAAAATTCATTTAAATCTACCTCTTTGTATTTTTTTGCTGCAGTTTTAATAGTAATAGGCTCATCATTGTCTAATACCTCTATTGGAAATTCTTTTAAACCTAATTCTACTCCAGCAAGATATCTATTATTACCATAAACTATCTTATAGTTTTCTCCATCTTCAACAGCCAATAATGGATTAATTATAAAACCCGTTTTTTTAATATGGTCTCTTACCTTTATAAAGATAGGAGATTGTTTTTGACTATTCGGGTTTTGCTCCAAGCGTTGATCTCTCAGATATAGCTTCTCTCTTTGTACCTTCAAGTTGACCTCTCTCCTTTTTAATTCTTTCTATGGTATCAAGTTGTCCCATAACATTAAATATTTCTGGCTGACTCGATGCTTGACCTAAAGTATTTTTTCTATTTATCATTATCTTATGATAAGATTCCATTTGGTGAGTATTAACATTTTGATTATCAAAAGAACCATCATCAAGTTCTTCTTTAAGTGTTGACCATAGTTTTATTTCTCTCATTCTATCTTTTGCAGTCAGCTCCATAGATGCTTTTGAAAATCTTTTTTCATCTAATTGAATCTGTAATAATTCTGTTTTTAAAGGGTCTTTTTCTTCTTTTAATTTTTTTTCTAGGCTTTTAATTCTTACATCATTTTTTCTATATTCAAAAGAAAGAGACATTAATTGCTCTAAATAAACGTTTTGTTCTCTAACACATTGCCAGTATTTTGAAGCGTGGGTTGGATATTTATAATCATTTAAAACTGAAAATCTCATTTCTGTTTCAGTTCTAAATATTTGTTTTTTAGTCCAAGTATCTCTAAGTTCGCCTGTTAATTCTTTAAACTTACTAACATCTGCTGGATCTAATAAGTTATTTAAGCTTGGTGCTTCTTTTTCTATAAGTGCATGTATATTTCTTTTTTCTGTCATATGATTCCTCTTTCAAAACTTAATATATACTTTCTAAAAGTAATGTCAATACTAAGAAGATGTAATAGTAACAGTAGCTGGTCCAGGTGCTGTAAATGTTGCCGTTCCGTTTGGACCACCTCTAACGTGGTATGCAGGTGATAAAGGAGATGTTGATCCATTTCCTTGTATGTAACCTCCGCCTGGGTTTGGAATAGTCGCTCCTGAAATATTAGAAAAACATGTTCCATTATAAGCTTCAGTTGCCGTAATTGGTCCAGGTGGTGAACTACCACCATATAATATAGAATCAGTTTGTACTCCTGTCATTCCTGCTTCAGAGTTTCTAGGGTTTACAACATTGTTAGAATTAGACCAACAAGTTCCATTGTACTCTTCTGCAAGAGCACCTTGTGTTGGTTCTGGAACTCCAGGATATCCACCTCCTCCGGCAGCTATTGCAGCCGTTTGTGTTCCTGTTCCACCAGCATTTTTTCTGCCAGTGTTCATAGCATTACTATCTGACCATGATGAACCATTATATTCTTGTGTTTTACCAACCGTAGTTTCTCCGGCTCCTTCACCACCACCAAAGTTTAACGCAGCGGTTTCTATTCCAATAGCTGTGTTTGATCTAAGTGGTGTTGGATTTGCTGGAATTCCTGTCCAAGATGAGCCTGTCCATTCATTACAAGTTGTAGATGGACCACTAGGTCCGTGTCCACATATACCTAAACCTGACGTAGCAACACCTGTTCCTGCTCCATCTCTACCAGAAAAAGGATAAGATGGTGCTGATGTCCACGCAGATCCTGTGTATTCTTCTGTTTGATTTGATACAGGGTTTGGTGCTGGAGAGCCGCTTGCACCTTGAAAAATTACAGCTCCATCGTAATTTCCAAGACCAGAACCACTGTTAAAAGTTCTACTTGTATTTGGTCCAGTGCTCCATGCAGCCGATTGACTGATAAGACCTTTTAAAAGATTTGTTGTTGAATTATACCACATTTCTCCTAGAATAGGATTTGTTGGATCAGAAGATCTGATCGGTATATTGTTTCCATGTATATTTATATAGTCTGCCATAATTTTTTAACTTGTTGTAATTGTTTTTGTTACTGCTACACCTGCACCTGTCCATTCTTCTGTTGCATTGTAAGAACCACCTAATGCTGTGTACCAACCACCAGCAGCACTTGTTCCTGTAGAATTAGTATAGCCTCCAGCTGGACTAGATAAAGTTCCTGCAGCAGCAAAACATGTTCCATCATATTCTTCAACACCTTGACGAGATCCTGGGCCTGGGCTGTTTACTTGCATTATAGCACTTGTTTGAATTCCAAAACCACTATTTAATCCTGAAGCTGTATTTAATGGATTAACATTTGTCCAAGAAGATCCATTATATTCTTCAGCATTTGTCACTGCATTTGGAGATGGATCTATAAATCCACCCATAATTAATCCTGCTGTTCCTGTTCCTGCACCTCCACCAACTCCGTGCATCCTTGCTAAATTTATATTTGGTGCTGCTGTCCAAGTAGAACCATCAAATGTTTCAGAAACATTTGACCCTGAGTTTCCTGATGCTGCTGTTCTTCCTATTGCAAAAATTACATCATTTGTTGGCCCTGCTCCACAATCACCTATGTTATTTCCAGCTGTATTTAATGAACCTGTTGCTGTCCAAGTAGAACCATCATAATCATTTGCTGCACTCTGGCTATTTCCTGGCCCACCTCCAGCTATCATACCTGCAGTTTGTGATCCTGCTCCTCCTAAACTTCCGTTAGAAGAACGAGGGTATGCTCCTGATGATGTCCACGTAGTTCCATCATAATTTACAGTAGCAGTGCTATTTGAAACACTTGGTGAAAAACCTGTAGTATAAACTCCAGCTGTTTTACTTCCAATAGTTCCACCTCCTAATATATTTGTAGGTAAAGTTGCTCCTGATGAAAAAACTCCTGCAGTTGTAATACCTTGCACTTTAGCTGTATTAGAAGTCGAGTTATACCAAACCTGTCCCACTTCTACTGGGCTAGGGTCTGATGCAAGGTATTGCACCTTTTGTCCAAATATGTCGTAATAAGTTGCCACTTATTATTACTCCTCTAATGTTATGTCTGCGGGTCTAGAACCAATTCTTGAAAGCTTGAATTCAGGTGTTTCACCCTCAACATTGTCTGCGTCCCAAGATGCTTGACCTGCGGTAATTTCTGCGTCAACAATCGTTTGTGCTTCAGATAGATTTTTTCTAGCGCCATTTACGCCAGTAATCCATCTATTAGCATCTTGATTGTTAGCATCTACTCTCCAAACGTTTCCAGGAAAAGACATAATTGAAAAATTCCTTGAATCATTTGCAGTAATAAAACCTTTTCCCCAGTTTTCCGCTATACAGTATTGATACGTTGCCATAGTTTATCCTCCTTAAGATGTTGTTAAAGTTAACACAGTTGGTGCTCCAGGACCAGTAAATTCTTCTGTTGCATTTGATAGAGATGGTCCAGATGCGGTTCCTCCGGCTGCTAATCCAGAAGCAGAATCTCCTGCTGATGCACCATAAGTTCTAGCAGTATTTAAATCTCCTGTAGTTGTCCAAGATGATCCATCATATAATTCTCCGTTAGCTGTAAAACCTGGGTCTTGGTCCCCACCTGCTATGAATGCATTTGTTTGTGGTCCGCCACCAAAAAAATTAACTCTTGATGTATCATTATAATTACCAGAAGCTGTCCATGAAGTTCCGTTCCAATTATATGCTTCAGTGTTTCCTGAAGCACCGACTCCACCTGCTCCAACAAACCATGCTGCTCCTTGAGTTCCACCGCTTTGTCCAGCATAGTTATTAGGGTTTGTATTAGGTTGTACTGTCCAACAACTGCCATCATAAAATTCAACAGCTGTAACGAAAGTTACTGGTGGATTGTAACCACCTCCAGCTAAAGCTGCCGTTTGAGTTCCCGCAGCAATTGGTCCATAACCTCTAGCATTATTCAGTGAACCTGGAGAAGTGCTCCAATTTGTTCCATCGTATTCACTAGTCGTAGTTACCGTTGCGGGTGTTGGGTTTCCCCCAAATAATAAGGCTGCTCCTTGTGTTCCAGCTGATCCCCTAGATGATAAACTTACATTAACGTTGTTAACAGAAGTCCAATTAGTTCCATCATAGTGTTCTGTTGCATTTGATCTTCCCGGAGGCCCAAGACTACCCCCTGCCGCTAAACCTGCGGTTTGAGTTCCCACTGCTGCTGTGAATATAGATGATCTAGCAGTATTTAAAGGATTACCAGTTGACCATGTTCCCGTTGTAGTTACTGTGTTTAATTTAAATACTCCATTAGTAGAATCATACCAGATTTCTCCGCTTATACCTGAAGTAGAAGTTCGCGACTGGACAGCCGCCCCTTTAATAGTTCTGTAATCAGTCATTATTTAGTCTGCAACAACCAACCTTGAGTCGCATCTACATAGACCAGTGTGTTCGCCGCTCTTTCTGTAGAAACAACTAAGTCTGCTGTCGCCCCCTGTATTTTGTGGCCATTTCTAGCAATTGTTAAATTGTTAGTGTCGAATGTACCTGCATAATCTACGAATGAAACAAAATCTCCAATTGCAGCAGATCCAGGTAATGTTAAAGTAATTGCGTTTGATGTAGTGTCAAGAAAATATCCTTCTCCTGCAACAGCTGTTTTAGTTGCTGCTGTAATAACAGCTTGCCAAGAAGCACCACCGGTTACTTCTCCCCATGATAAAACTCCACCTGTTGTGGATTTTAAAACGTAATCATTTCCAGCTGCAACTCCAGCAGGCCATGTTATAGTGTAAGAAGTTGTAGTGCCTGCAGCTTGTTGTGCAATGTATTCTCCACCAGCTGAATCTTGTAATCTAAGATCTCCCTGAGCACCAATGTTAAGGTTTGATCCATCCCAAACTAAATTAGCTGATGCACCAAAAGATCCTGAGTTATTAAATTGAATTTCTGTGTTAGAACCTGCAGGACTTGTAGTCAATGCAACTTCTTCTATGTTAGGGTTTGTACCATCGTCACCTTTAGCTGTAAGAATTCTCCAATCTTTTTGTGTAGCTGACCAAGTAAAACTTGTTCCTGAACCAGACACATATTGAAATTCTACTGTGTATGCACCTGAAGTGCTGTTTTTAACAATATAAAAATTTTCTACATCTAAAGGAATTGATACAGTAATATTTCCTGTAATTGTTCCTGATAAAATAATTATTCTTGCAGCACCAGTTGCACCTGTTGCTCCATCAGTAATTGTAAGATTTGTATTTCCTGTTCCGCTAACAGTTACTGAAGCATATCCTCCAGATATTTGTTCAAAAAGTTGTAAATTTGTATTGGTCTTCGTACCCCATGTACCAGCGTTTTCGCCGGTTGCCATAAGTTCTACGCCAAGAGGTGTATAAGTCGATGCCATTGTTAAAATCTCCTAGTTTGTTAGTTTATATTGTTTTTTTAGTTTTAAGTCAAACATAATTATGCAGGTGTTTTATCAACATAAACAGCTGATGTATTAGGCTTTAAATCTTCATAATATTTAAGTATTATTTTACTATCATTTAGAGTGGTTGTTGCACTTAATCCTAGGCCAACTAAACTTGCATTAGTTTGTTGGATTGTTGAAACTGTGCCCAAAGCGCTTGTTAAAGATTGACCGGATAGTGTAAATTTAGTAATTGGATCAGAAGATATAGTTCCTAATGTACTTGTAAGTGCAAGACCACTAAGAACTAAAGTAGGGTTTGATGAGAAACCTACATTTCCTAAAGTCGTTGAAGCCGATAATCCTGTTAGTGTTAAAACATCATTAGGGTTTAATGTACCAACAGAAGATGTTGCGGATAAACCAGTTAAACCGACAGTGTCTGGAGGTAAAATAATTCCAAAAGAAGAAATTAATTGTTGGCCTGATAAAGTAAAAGTAGCATCTGATTTAGTTGATAAAGAACCTAGTGTAGATGTAGCAGACAATCCAGTTAAACCTAATCTTTGTTCTGGAATATCAGATCCTAAACTTCCAACCGTTGATGTTGCTGATAAACCAGTTAAAGTAAGTTGAGCTGCCTCTACAGTACCCCAACCATTTTCACCCCAATTTAAAGTACCCCAACCTGGTTTTACTGCAGCAGTTAAATCTCCAAGAGTTGAAGTTGCTGATAAACCCGTTAATACTACATTGGTAGCTGACTCACCCCAGTTTTCAGCTCCCCAAGTATCACTACCCCAACCTGTTTCGTTAAGAGCAGTTACAGTTCCTAAAGTTGTAGAAGACGATTGACCTGTGAGAGTGAAGACTACATCATCTTGACTTCCCCAAGTATTGTCACCATAAGTTAACATTCCCCATGTATCAGGGTCTACTGTATTTGCGGCACCACCCATTGCTGAGTGAATAGAACAATAATAATAAAGTTGTGGTGCTCCTACTGCTACAGCTATTGTAACTTGAGTAGAGCTATTGTGGGTCACTCCTGTAGTGTATTCGGTTCCGCCTGAATGTGTACCATCAGAAGTTGTTGAAAATTTAAAAGGGTGAGCAGAAGGATAATTAAATATATAAGTATAACCTTCAGCAAGATTTACAGTGTCTTGTAGAACACCATCAATATAATACTTACCACCCGCTGCCGTTACTGTGAATGTTCGGATTGCCGACATAAGGACTTACTCCCTATGCTATCTGTATGATTGCGTTACCTGCTGTTTGTGCTGGAAATTCTATTGTAAAAGTTCCGCTTGTTACAGTTTTATCTGAACCAAAATTAATAGCACATACTGATTTGTTAGAAGCAGAAGAATTATAAATTAAACATCCTCTTGCTGTGAAAGATGCAGTTGATCCCCAAGACGTACTTGCAAATAAACAACACGCAGTATCTCCAGATAAAACCGGTGTAGTACTTGTTAAAGTATTTCCGCCTGTCGTATATCCAGTTGAAGTTGAACTAACTTCGTACGTGTTTGTTGGATCTGCTGTACCATCTGTTGGAGCAGTGTATGCAGTTGTTGATTTACTTAAAGTTGCTGAACTTGTGTATAAAGATATTTTAAATGTATTTCCAGAAGAGGCTGTAAAATTATGTGTCCCTACTAAAATTTCTTGTTTAAAACTATTACAAATTGCCGATGTTATTGCCATAATATTTTACTCCATTACTGAGGAGGCGTTTCAATTGGTATACGAATTGTACCATCCGTATAATCATCTCTTCTTCGTCTCCCAAGTTGCATTGCTGCAAATTTAGTTAGTTCTTGTTTATACTTATTCTCATATAATGTCAACATGTCTGTTGGACCTTTTAAAAAAGAATATGCTTCTACTAAACAAGCATATAATAGGCCTTGTGGAAAATATTGACTAATATAAGTCTCTGTATTACTACTGGTTAAAAACTGAGGTAGTTTATTCCAGTGTATAATAAATTTATAATTTTGATCTGGTGTAGGAGCTAAATAAATGGCTCCAGAAGTAGTTGAACCTGTTCCCGTAGCACCACCAAACATAGCATAATATTTAGGTAATCCTGTTACAGTTTGACCAGTTTGACCACCAGAATTTCCTGTAAGTTCTCCTACATATTCTTGTATAAAAGTTTGATCTCTTTTTTCTAAATAAACTCCTTGAATTGTATTTGAAGTTGTTGAATTAAAAACTTGAACTGCTCTTACAAATAAACATTCTGCAGGAACATTTATAGAGTTATTGTTTTGTGCTAATTGAGAAGCAGATTGTCTTCTGTCTGCATCTATAGGTATATCATATGCAATTCTATATTCTGAATTTTCTATAAATCTATTTATAACAGCTTGTGTAAAAACATTTGAATCCACTTCTGTGTAGTTTCTAATATCTGTTGTTAAATTTGAGTATGTGTATCCAGCCATAATTAACTTCTATCATTTATCGGTCCAATTGTACATTGAAAACCGCCTCCTGTTGCCGTGCTTGATGCATTTGAAATTAAAGGCACTGTAAGAGAATTATATTGTACTTCTGTTTGAGACTCTTGAGGACCAACAATTACTGTTGTTGGAACAACTGTTGCTAAATAAGAACCAAAAACTTTTGCTCCATCTTCATGAGCTCCTGCATTTGTTGGGTTTAAAGTAACACCTCTAAAAGGTGCTGACGTTCCTCTGGTTAAACCTGATATGGCACCTGTGCCGGTATTATTACCAGTATATGCAATTACTTCATTATCGAATGCACCGCTAACAGCATTCATTTTTTTAATTATAAGATATCCAGAAACAGGAAAAGCACTTGAATCAGTTAAAGTTAAAGTATTTTGTGTAGCATTAATTGACCCATTTAAAGTTGTTTCTTGTTCTAAAGTTGAAACAGCTACACCACCTACAGGAACTTTAACTTCTCTAAATCTTACATATGTTGTTCCATAATTAAAACCATTGTTTGGGAAAGATACACTTAAAGTTTTAGAACCACCTGTAGTAGTAAAAGGATTATTAGGTAAAATATCTTCTACTGGAAATTCTGTTCTTGCTGGTCTAGCATGTTGTAAACCTTGTGGGTCAGCGCCAACAGGATGAGGTTCTAACTGAGGCTGTTTTGGTTCAAACTCAGATATATGAACCCATGCGCCAGTCCATTCTTTAACCATTTCATTATATGGAAATGCAGCACCCGATCTATCTGATATTGCAAGTGCTCTTCTGCCTTTTGAAAATCGTGCCATTATTCACCCAAATAACCTTTCATGTAACTTAAATCTTTAGGTATTTTTTTTGCTTTTAAACCTATGTATCCTTTTTTTTTCATATCTTTTTTTGCTATGGCTATACCTTGTCTAACAGCAGGATCTGTTTCCATATCCCCTTTAGTTTTTAAAAATTTTTGAGCTTCTTCGAAAGCTTTTCCTAAACCTTTAATTGCTTTTATTTTTCCCATTATATATTTGGATAATAAGTTTTCGGTGTAATATACGTACTCGCCGCTGATCCATCCTCCGATAGTGCTCTTGCTAATTCATCTTCGTACAACAATTTCATTTCTTGTGTTCTTTGTGGTGCAAACTTCATAGATAAATAATAAGATAGTCCTGAAACCATACAAGGAACAAATCTAAATGGAGCATCACTTGCATTTGTATAAGCTCCTGCATCTTGAATTCTTTTTACATAATAAACATTAATATAATTATTTGCTGCTGTTGCATTTGGTAATGGATAAAGTGTAATAGTAACTTTATCTATAAATCTTTGGACCCAAAATTGTGAAGGTGTTCCAAGTGATGTTTTGTTTGCTGTTGCAGAATAAGCATCTCTTGCAACTTTTGTTAAACCAATATCTGATTGACTAGTTGTATTATAATTTTGTCTAAAAGTAACATTTAAAATATCTGTAATACCATAAATATTTGCAGTAGGTACAGTTGTAGCTTGAGGTGGTTCCCCTCCTCCAGGCACATCAGAAGAATTTCTGTAAAAAGTATAAACACCAGATCCTTCAGCAGTAGCATCAACGTTTGTTGAAGAACCAATTACTAAATCAACGTTAGTGTTTCCTACTTCCCAAAAATGTATTCCTCTATTACCCCATTCTTGAAAAAGAATATTAAGTGATCTTCTTGCAGTTTTAATTTGATGCCCTGCAGTTCCTACTAAACCAATTCTTTCATAAGCGTCAGCAATTATTTCATCAATAGAAAAATCCTGATCAAACGAATAAGATGAGGAAGTGGTATTCGCCATTTAATCTCCTATCCAGCATAAAAAACTACGATTTGAGTAAAATCACCTACATCGTAAGTTACATAAAGTCCTTCGACTACTCTAGCTCCTGTGCCGTAAGCTGAAACTTGACCATTGTTGGCCCCTGCAGTTCCGCTTGAAGTATCAGTAGCTATAACAGTTCCATCTGTTCCGCTTTTTCTAAAACTACATGTTCCAGCAGCAGAACCAGACGTAGTTCTAAAACTTCCAAATACTCCACCGCCGCCAATTTTTGCTCCAGCTACAGAACCAAAACCAACTGTTATGTTAGCTGCAGGTTGTGAACTTACTTCAACTGCTGTTACAGTTAAAAATATTTTAGATCCAGCTGTCGCTGTGGCAGATCCTGGTAAAGTTATTACTTCACTTTGAGATTCGTTGTTAGTGTTAGTTCCAGTTATAGTAACTGTTTTCCCACTATCTGAAGATCCAGTAGTTGTGACCGTAACATTTCTTCCGCCGCCGTTGTGAGCAGCTGCAAGAGTTGTTTGTGCCATAGTAGCAGATGTATTTGGTCTAGCTGCAGTTACAAAGTAATCAGGATCAGCTGTTACTTCATCGCTTACACGTACCCAATTCATTAAAGTTATTGACATATTTTCTCCTTATATAAAGTGCTCCCGAAGGAGCACTTTAATTATATTAGTTAGCGTCGTTAGCTCTTTGTAACCAACTACAGAAAATAACTGCATTACCAGCACCAAGTGTGGCTGCAGAATTAACTGTTAATGATAAGGCTTTGTCGATTTCAAATCCTGAAGCATCATCATCAGATACATTCAAACAATTTTTTTGTTGAGCTGTAGTCTGATAAAAATCAACTGGAATTGATCGTCTTCCTAATGCTTTTACATCAGTCGTTGCTGATCTTCCTGCAAAATAATCAGGATCAAAACTATTTAAAGTTGCTCCTCCTGCTTGAGCTACATTAGCTCCAAGTTGCATAAAAGTGTTTTGATCAAAAGCAGTAGTAACGATTAACGATATATCAATGATTCTAGAAAATGGTGGAATCACAATATTGTTCGCTAAGTTTTTACCTTGCGTAGTTGATGTCTGAGATAATGGACTAGAATTAAATAGTGATCTTAAAGGAACAGTTACTTCGTTCGTATTAAGTACACCTACTTCTAAGTTTCCAACTGTACCAGCTCCAGAAACATCAATTGCTGTTACTGTTTTGTACGTTTTTGCAGAACTTACTACACCCGCATTACCCATTGCGGCAATGACTTCAGTTTGAGCGTAACCATTAACATCAGTTCCTGTAATAGTTGCAGTAAGACCTGAGTCATTACCACTAGATGTTAAAGTTATTTTAGACGCCATTTCAAAACCACCAACAGCAGTAATGCCTGGAACATTTTGAGTAGCATCTAATAATGTAACACTAGTTGTACCAGCTCCATTAGAACCAGTTACCGCTAATTTGTTAGCATCAGTAGTTACGACAAAACTAGTGTAGACTAATGGAAAAGCCATTGTGTTCGTTACGAACGCAGCGTCTCTAACATTCTCTCCAATAGTTGTGCCTGTATTTACTTGTATCGGTCCTGTTGTAATAGGTCCCGAAAAGTTTGTTTTTGCCATAATTATATCCTCCTAGTTTTTGATATATAGTCTCTAGGCCGTCGACTATACGCGTCTATATATCAATTTAATAATTGTATAGTGATAATTTTATATACTAGATTTGAGTAGAGCGCAAGAGAGCCTGTGATGTGAATTGAATTTATTCAACGATGTAGCTTTTTTCTAAGTAGCTACAGAAACTTCTGGGGCAGCGTCTGCTATCTTATTTTGCTGATGTGCTTTTTGCGCTTCAGCAAGTTTTATATGGCTAATTACTTCTCTGACAGCTCTGTCAATTTTAACCATATTGAGAGTATATCTACCCTCACTAAGATGCTCCTGTTCCCATTTCAGGTCTAGACCTTTCTTTTTTGTATAAAGGTCGTTTAGATGTGTTTGCATCTCCATTTATAACCTCCTCATAGGTTATTCTGTTTACCCTTGGATCATTCATTTCTCCAAGATGATCCCATTTTATATCAGATTTTCCCAATCTGTCAATGATTGCATTTTCTATGTCGAGGGGTAAGTCTAAAGATTCTATAATAAAATCTGCATGCATTTTATATGCATAAATTTGCACTCGGAATTTTTTCATAATCTCACCAATTTGTTAGATAAATGGGGCCGTTTTGAGGCGGCCCCATAAATTATTTTAGATTACGCGCCTTCAACGCCGAAGATACCTCTAAAGTCAGAACATCCGTAGACGTACCTTTCTCTAGCTTTGTATCTTACGTTACCAGTATCGAAATCACCTTCCATTGAAGTTGTCAATGGAGTTCTTTCAAAGTGTTTCATACCGTTTGGAACGTCAGTGATAATGTAAAATGAATCAGAGTCAGTTAAGAAATGGTTCACTCTATAACCTTGAGGAATCATTCCCATTGAATTGATTGCATTGATATCATTATCAGCTGTCTGAGTTCTACCTTGAGACTTTAATATTCTCTCAGCATTGAACTGATTCGCAGAAGGAACAATCATTTTAGTTCCTTTAGCTGCGATTCTTAAACCTCTCTCATCAGTGAAAGCAGCGATATCAATCAGTGCTTGTTCTAATGAAGTTTCGTTTAAGTCAGCTTGAACTGCTAGCGTGTTCGCTACATTTGTACCACTAATAGTAGTATGTGATGTAGAGAATAAGTTTGCACCATCACCTGTTTGGAACGCTGATGCTGCCGCCACTGACGGTAGACCATTGTTCAAAGGTGCTGCTGCTTTAACTTGCTTAGCATTACTCATAGATCTTGCTAAAGCTTTTGTGTATCTAGAAGAAAGCCTGTCATAAAGGTTGTCCTCTATTGCTTCTTCTGTGATAGCGAAAGCTAAAGCGATCGTTTCCATTGTGTAACGTGCAGTGTAAGTCTCTTGCGCTTGATCGTATGAAACGCCTTGACCTTCTGCTTTTACATCTGCGTTAGCGAAACCAGATAACATAACTTCCTCTTCGAAAGCCCTGTCACTTGATTCTGTAACGTATACTTCGGCAGACTCATTGTCATACCTTTTGTACTCCAGCCCAAATAGTGCATTTAGGCCAGGTTCTAGTTCTTTAACTAGCTGTGCTCGTGATATTGCCATTTTATGCTCCTATTCCTATGTTCCCATTACCAAATCATTTAGACTTTGTACAACTCTAACTGTAGCGAAAGCTGCAGTTACGTCGCTGTTTTCAGGATCCTCTGCGTCACCTAAATATCTAAATTGATTTGCCGTTGCGTTTGAACCAGCTGAGACTTTTAGCGTAGAAGAAGATCTTCCGCCAGAAGCAGTACCTGATGTAGCCGAAACGTTCATTCCATAAGTTTCCATGAATTTAGCATGAGAAGCTGGAACGCTCGCTGCGATTTGTGCATCAGTAACTACATTGTAAATCTGGAATGGATTATCCATTACATACGCTTTAATGTCTTCACTGTTTGCTGGAGTAATACCACCTGGATAATAATTTACCCAAGTTGGCTTTAATGTAGTTGCATCATTGTAGAAACAACCATTAAACACACCCTGTGTAGGGTTTGTTATAGCTGCTTGTGCAGTTACGACATAACCAGCAGTGATTCTTACGAGTTCACCGTTGTATATCGCTGTAGCATCAGCAGCATCTATCCAGTATCTGCCTTGTCCTGAAGTAGCGGGAGTTGATCCCATTACACCAGAAGCTTCAAGACCGAAACCAGCTGTTTGTTTGTTAGCCATTGTGCTTACTCCTTAATGTACCTGCCGTGGTTAAACGGCCTCCAGTACGGTTTATATTAAACTATCGATAGTTTTTAGAATTACTTCTTGGTACCACCGAAAGTGTGCTTAGAAGTCCTATCAATTTTGATAGGCATTCTTCTGTCTTGGTCCTTCAGAAGATCGTTTTCAACTGACTCGTCTTGACCTTCAGTGAGTTTTCTCTGATAGTCCATTCGAGCTTGCGCGAGTTCTTCGGGTATCCTTGCCAAGAGCAAGCCTCCGACTCCTATGACTCCAGCGTATTTACCGTCAAGAACAACTGGGTAGTCTGAATCACTGTATTCATCAGCTCTCACTAATTCATACCCTTCTCTAAGTCTTCCAAAAATATTTTTACTATCTTGGAAACCTACTGATTCAGCTCTAATCCATCTGTGCCTAAAACCGTCTGGCGCTGGTGGTGCATCAAGAGATGAAGGTGGCTTGTACTCTTTTGGTCTTTCAGTCTTCGACCGAGTTACAGCCGCACGTGAAGTTTTTTTTTCGTCTTTTGTCATTTTATGCTCCTCCCGTGAGTTTTAATTGTTTAGCATACTCTTCTAGTGGCACTCCTAATTTTTTAGCTATTGCTACTTGTGAGGAAGTGAGTCTCACTTGTTTGCGACCAGGTTTTGAGCTTCTATTAGCCGAAGCTACCGACTGAACGGCCCTGTTCGTTTGCTTAGTCTCAGTATTACCAAATTTGTGTGGAAAGTCAACTTTAATCCTTTTATCAATCTCTTCGTAGTACTCGTTTGATTTAGGATCATAACCTTCTTTTTCCACTAAATCCTTATGGATTTCAAATGCAGTAAAAGTCATAGCTCTATCTGTTCCAAACCATGAGTTTTTACTTGCCCAAGCTTCAGCCATAGGATCTGCTTGAGGCATTTGTTGTGGTGTTTGTTTTGGTAAATTTCCACCGTCAGAAAGTTTAACAGGTTCTTCGTCCTGTTTAACATTTGCTGCTCTTTGCTTAAGTTTAGCATCTTCAAAAGCTAACTCAGCAATTCTTTTGTTTGCTTGAACTTGCGCAGCCGCATCCTGACCTTCGATAGCAGTCGCTAATTGTTTTTGAACTGCATCCATTTCAGATTTTATCGACTCTGCAAATTTAGTGTTATATTCAGAATCGACTTTGTTAAATCTTTCCTGATCAAGTTTTCTTTTATTTTCTACAGCAGCTGCATATTCAACAGCAGCAGCCTCTCTACGTTCTGCTTCTCTCATCTTACGAGTAAGTTTAGCAATACGTGATTGAACACCTTTACTATAGTCTTCTAATTTTTCATCGTCCTTTTTTTCTGTTTCTACTTTTTCTTCTTGTACTGTTTCTTGTTCCGTTGTTTCTTCGGGAGCAGCTTGTGCTACTTCCTCTTCTTTTGTTTCGATATCTACATCGACCTCTGGTCCTGATGTATCAATCTCAACCGGTATTTCACTCGGCTTTTTTCTTTTTTCCTCTGGCATAGTTTTTCTCCTTTTCTATGTTAGTATTTATGCAAGAGATCCTCTGGATCCTTGACAGTTGCTAAAATTTCATCTTCATTCAACAACCTTACTTCCCCACCCTCAATATTTATTCGTGATCCTGCATAACGTGCAAAAACCACCCAGTCACCAACTTTGCACCATGGACCTTCGGGATATCTTTCGTTATCCTTGTAACATTGTGGTCCCATAGCTATTACGTTTCCGCATTGTGATGCAACTTGTTGACGTTCTAATGTAGATTCATTCATAATTACTCCCCCTTTAGTTTTTTCATTCATTTTAAATGGCAAAACTAAAATTCTCCAACCAGTTGGTTGAGGAAGTTTATTTTTTTCGTTTGTAATTTCTTTTTTTGGTTTTGATTTTTTTACACCAATTAAATTATTTTTTGGTGTTATTATTTTTTGACTTGATGTCGATAATTGTTCCTTCATTTTGCTCCTTTGTATCATTTTGCAGGTTAGAGATTTCCTGACGCACTGACTCCAATGCATTAATCTGTCCTATTATATACTTGTATGTTTCCATATTGTCAACCCCTCCTGATGTTACTGAGATTGCCAACTGTTCGATTCTTCTAGCGAGTGCTCTTTTTAGTTTTAGTAGTACTTGTTCTGGTTCCACGTATAACTCCTTTTAATGTTTTAGCTTGAGCAGCATGTGTTTTAGATGCTTTCTGCAAACCTTTT